GCAAATCATGGATGGATTATGGGCACTGGTTAGCACGTGCGAAACAAAAATTCGAAATCGGCTCTCAATTGGTAGCAAACGAAAGTTAAATAAACGCCTGCAGTTTATCGGTACTGGCTTTGATGCCCTAATTTATCAAGACAAATATGGTGACCCCGGCAAGATTCGAACCTGCGACCCTCAGATTAGGAATTTAACCATGCATCCACGTTGTGGCCCGCTGTAACCCGTAAATGATTGCTTTTCTTGACATGCTTGGGGCATGTTTCCCGCTGTAAAACGCTGGCACCCGCCGCCATCACGGTCCGCGCACGGTCCTCGGCGGACGCAATCACGGTTCGCAAGAGTACAACAATGGCAGTTCAGAAGCTCACACAGAAGACCGTTGACGCCCAGAGGTGGGACGGCAAGACGCGGTTCATCCGCGACACGCGGGCCACCGGGCTGATCCTCGCGGTCAACAAGACGTCAAAGACGTATAAGGTCCAGCGCGACATGTGGCGCGACAAGAGGGTGAAGACCGTCCGCGTCACCCTGGGCAATGCTGACGAGGTGTCGCTCGACGAGGCCCGCACCCGTGCCCAGGAGGTCGTCTCGCAGATCAAGCGCGGGATTGATCCGAACGCGCCGCCCGAGAGGCCGCCGGTTGCGAGCCTCACGGTTGGCGAGTTGTGGGCGATGTACGAGGAGCGCCTACGCGATCTGGGCCGGGCCGAGCGCACGATCGAGAGCTTTAAGCGCCACCTGGACAAGTACCTGAGCGAGTGGCGGAACCTCTCTCTGAGCGAGTTGCGCAAGTCGACCTGCCGCGAGCGCCACGAGCGAATTACCCGCCGCAACGGAAAGTATCCCGCCAACCAGGCGATGCGTAGCGTGCGCGCGGCGTACAACTATGCGCTCAAGCAGGATGACCATGACACCCTGCATGCCAACCCGGTAGGCGGCGTGGACTTCCACCCGGAGCGGCGGCGCGAGGCCATAATCCTGCCGGATGACCTGCCCGAGTGGTGGCGGCGTGTCGGTGCGCTGCCCAATCCGCTGCGCACGATCATGCACCGGCTTGGGCTCCTGTCTGGCCTTCGCCCCGGCACGCTGGTCTCAATTGAGAGGGAGTGGATCGACCTTGACGCCAGGACCATCACCATTCCCCGCATGAAGTCTGGCCGGGCGTTCACACTGCCGCTGTCTGGGTCAATGGTCGATTTCGTGCGCGAGGCCCTGCGCGCGGGCGACGTCATGTACAGCGGCTCACTTTGGCTGTTCCCAACGCGGTCCAATGACGGTCGTGAGGCAATTGCCACCCGCGTCTGGCGTGAGCGTTCGATGCCCAGCGAGACTGGGCACATCCTGCGCCATACGTATCGCACCATGGCAGAGGGCATTGGCCTGCCGCAGAGCCGGGCGCGGGCGCTGCTCGATCATAAGGCACCTGGCATCGAGGCCCACTATGTCCACTCATCCGCGTTGATGGCCGAGCTGATGGTTGACCAGGAGCGCATGAGCAGACATATTCTTGAGACGGCGAATGCCAATGCGTAAGCACCTGCTGGCGATTGTTGAGGCCGAGACCGCACTCCGCGAGATGGGTGTGCTCAGCTCGGGTACTCTTGTAGGCGACGTGGCCGAGTGGATCGCCTGCCAGGAGCTTGGCCATATGTTGGAGCCTAAAAGCACCAAGGGCTACGACGCCACCGACGCGGACGGCCTCCGCCTGCAGATAAAGGGCGTGCGCCTCCCAAACTGCCAGCCGGGCGCGATGCGCGGGTTGCGCGACAATCCGTTTGATAGGTTCGTTGTTGTCGCGTTGGCCAGTGACATGCAGAGCTACGAGATTATTGAGATGACTTCCGCGGAGGCGCGCGAGCGTGCCGCCTATCAGGAGTTCACGAACTCCTGGCGGCTGACGGTCTGACATCTCAATAATTAACCATCGTCTACACCGCTGGATTGCGTCAGCGGGAAGAACGCGGTATAGGGGTGGAATGTTGGAGCCATCCAACCGCCGTAAGGCCCCCTGAGACTCGGCAGTCCTGGGCCCAGTAACCGGCAGCGCCGAACAATCCAGAACGAAGAATGACAGCCCGAACTCCGCCCGTGGCTGGGCTCCGAGCACGGAGTCTTCGTTCATGCTTATCCCCGAATATGAGGACCACGCCCGGCTGGTCGCCGCGCGTGTCGCGGAGCTGCTCAGAGACGAGCCGCCCGTTACCCCTGAGTATCTGACCGTCCCCCAGGCCTCAGTCTTCCTGGGCATCCCGGAGCGCACACTAGAAAACTATCGAGTGCGCGATGAGGGTGGACCGCCCTTCAGCCGTATCGGCCGCATCATTCGCTACCGCGTCAGCGACCTGCGCGATTGGATGGAGGCGATCTGTGTCACACCTTGATCAGATAAAGGAAACCCCTGCCGCCGACTTGGCGAACAGGGGCTCCATTAAACGACCCAGCAAAGGTCCAGTTCAGCCTCTATACCATCCTTGGTCGCACGACGCTGTCCGTTTCGGCTTCGACGGCTATGCCTGCGGCTTACCTGTAGCCGCACGATGCGCGCTCGACTATGCACGAACCGTCGTAGAATTGGACGCCATGCACGCTGGGCTCGACTGGGCCAGCTGCATTCAGGCTGCTGTCTCAGCTACGCGTTCCGAACTCGAAAGTCGCCTCCCAATGGGTGCCGACGCCCGCGTGCGAACACTGGCGTTGGGGGGTCTCAAATGAACATCGAGACCAACACCGACGCGGCAGTTGATCTCCTGCGCAAACGGTCGCCAGACGGCCCCTGGAGCTTGACCGCCATACCGCCCTCCAAGCAGGGCATATACACCCGAGCTTTTGCAACTCTGGAGCAGGCCCGGGCGTTCATCGAGGAACACAACGGCAAGAGCAATCTCTATTTCCCGGTCAACCCGATACGGCAGCCGATGAACAAGAAGCCGAGCGCGGGCGACATCTCGCACCTGGCCTGGCTTCATGTTGATCTTGACCCACGCGCGGGCGAGGACATTGACGCCGAGCGCAGCCGCATTCTCGGGCTGCTGTGTGCGCACGACCCCGAGCCGACCTGTATCATTGACAGCGGCGGTGGCTATCAAGGCTTCTGGCGTTTGGAGGAGCCGGTGCCGGTGGATGACCCGGAGCAGGCCAAGCTCTGGAACATGGCCCTTGAGCGCGAGCTTGGAGGGGACTGCTGCCACAACATAGACCGGATCATGCGGCTGCCAGGCACGATCAACCTGCCGGATGCCAAGAAGGCTGCCAAGGGTCGCGTGCCAGCTCTTGCGCGGCTGGTCGAGTTCACGGACGCTACCTACTCCATTGACCAGTTTGTGAGGGCCGAGCTGCCGAGCCGACGCACGGCCGCAGAGAAGGCAGTGCCGCACCGGATCGAGGACCTGTCCGAGCTTGACAAGTGGAGTGTGCCGGCACGCGTGAAGGTCATCATCGGTCAGGGCCGCGTCCCGGACGAGCACAAGGATGGTGATGACTCACGGTCCGCTTGGTTGTTCGACGCGGTGTGCAACCTTGTACGCTGCGGTGTGCCGGATGAGACCATCCTGGGAACCTTGCTGGATCCCGACTGGGGTATCTCGGAGAGTGTGCTTGAGCTGGGTCGTGGCGCGGAGAAGTATGCCCTTCGTCAGATTGACAAGGCGCGTGAGACAGTCGCGGCGAGTGATGCGCGTTCTTTGCAATGCGACAGCAAGGGAGTGCCATATCCCAATCCGCACAACATCCGGGTTGCTATGGAGCAACTCGGCGTGCGGTTGTCCCATGACCAATTTGCAGACCGCCTGCTTGTTGAAGGTCTACCTGGGTTTGGGCCGGCACTTCAGGACGAGGCTGTTGCACGACTGTGGTTGACGATTGACGAGCGTTACGCCTTTCGCCCGACCAAGGATTTGTTTTGGACGGTCGTCGAGGACTACGCACGGCAGCATGGCTTCCACCCGGTTCGTGACTATCTCGATGGCCTTACGTGGGACGGTACGCCACGCGTCGACACTTGGCTGAGCCAATATGGCAATGCCGAGGACACCGAGTATACGCGTGCGGTCGGTGCCCTGTTCCTCTTGGCAGCGGTTCGCCGGGCTCGCCAGCCGGGTTGCAAGTTCGACGAGATGCTGGTCCTGCGATCGCCGCAGGGCACCGGCAAGTCGAGTGCGCTTGAGGCTCTTTGTCCTCACGCGGACTGGTTCGGTGACGAGCTGCCGCTCAACGCGGACACTAAGGTTGTTATCGAGCGTCTGCACGGGCGATGGATCGTTGAGGCGGCGGAGCTCAAGGGTATGCGCAGGGGTGATGTTGAGCATCTGAAGGCGTTCCTCTCCCGGCAGATGGACCGTGCACGCATGGCCTATGGCCGGGTGCCCAAGGAAGTGCCGCGCCAATGCGTAATTGCAGGCACCACCAACAGCGAGCAGTTTCTCCGGGACACCACGGGTAACCGGCGCTTTTGGCCTGTCGAGGTTGGCGAGTTCGACGCGCGGTCGCTCGCCACCATCCGGGATCAACTTTGGGCTGAGGCTGGGCAGCGCGAGGCTGCGGGAGAGAGTATTCGGCTTGATCCATCGCTCTATCCGGTGGCGGCTGAGGCGCAGGAGCGGCACCGCATAGAGGACCCATTTGAGGGTCGATTGGCAGAGGTGCTGGGTGACTGTCACGGCAAGATCAAGGCTGAGGATGCCTGGACCATCATTGGTGTCCCCTCGGGCCAGCGCACCCAGGAGCACAAGGCTCGGCTAGGCGAGGCCATGCGCAGGCTGGGCTGGAAGCGCACCAAACTCCGGTTCGGCGGCCCAAATCCTGAGTGGTGCTACGCAAGGGGCAGCAAGGCGGAACGGATACATATCTATGCCGCTGGGGATGATGTGCACGCTGAGGTCGACAGCCAGAGGGGGGCATTCTGATGTGTGCCGAACCGACATTGGTGGCGTTCCCCGGTTTACCCTTGGGCGGAACGCTAGGTGGGGAACGGTTAAGCGATTGTTATCGCACGAAAAAAGGCTGGCGTTCCTCCCGTTCCTGCGCGTTACCCCCATTGCCTGATCGTACCCTGAGCCCAGGGGGCGGGGAGCCTGTTCTTATTCTTCTATTGTAGTTTTGGGGGGAACGGTAGGGAACGGTAGCAAAAGCTCCCAGATTGCAGTGGTTTGCACGTTCCCGCCTGAGGGGAACGTAGGGCGGAACGGGGGCGGAACGCTTGGTTCATTGGCCTCCTCTGGGCCCATATCCCAGCGACCCCGGTCCGCGCGAGCCCTTAAAAAAGAGACGGCCTGGGAGGGTCCGCCACGCCTGCTCCGACGGCCTGGTTCTATCTCCTCTGGGCAGGTCGTCGGAGTTCCAATCCGTGGTTCTGCACCTGATTTCCCCTGGGTTTTTCAGCAATCTGCAATAAGCAACGCATCCGCGGACCGTGATGCGAACCGTAGGAGGTCCGAAAATGGCTAGTCAGAAGCCACGCATTAAACGCAACGCCGCTGCCAAGGCCGTGATGGTTGTCGAGGGCACGGGCCTTTCCGGCGTGCCCACGCGGCTCACCGACGTCGCCATAGAACGCGTCGAGGCCCTGGCGCGAACGGGCCTACGCCAAACGAGTGTAGCCGCCCTTCTGGGCATCAGCGAGGACGCCTGGGACCGAGCCAAGGAGCAGCAGCCTGAGGTGGCCGCCGCCTTCCAACGCGGTCGAGCGAGCCTGGAGGAGGAGTTGGCCGGGATGCTGGTTGCGCAGGCTCGGAAGGGCAACATTGCCGCCACCATCTTCGCCCTGAAGAACGTGGCCAACTGGTCCGACGGCGGTATCCGGGGCGAGCAGGCACCATCACTCAGCGTAAACATCAACATCCCACCAGCGATGACCGACGAAGAGTTCAAGCAGATCGTCGATGGCAAAGCAACGGAGGTTCCCAATGACCGTAGCAGGTAGCCAACTGATCCGGCCAACCCTCTTCCAAGAAGCGGTCCTTCGACACAGAAGCCACTGCAACATCCTGAATGCGGGTGGACGTGGTTCGGGCAAGACCTTCTCGATGATGCTCGACGTCCTTGACCACCTCCACACGCTGGGATCCGAGGCTCGTCCGCTGGTCCTGCGCGAGTCATGGCAGGGCATGACTGAGCTCATGACAGAGATGCTGGACCTATGCCGTGCCGCATTCGGCGAAGCCCGGCGGAACAAGGCCGAGGGCACGATCACCCTGCCGACCGTGGCATCATCACTTTCTCCAACGTCAGCGACGAGGAGAGCTACGCCAAGCATCAGGGCAAGAGCTACACCGCGCTATACGCCGACGAGATGGGCAACTACCCGCCGCAGGCGATGGCCTTCGTCAACCGGATCAGGTCGAACCTGCGTGTGCCTCCGGGCCTGCGCCCACACATCCATTGTACCGCCAACCCTCATGGCCGTTGCCACACGGTCCTGTTCAAGGAATACATCTCCAAGGCCCCGCCGTGGCAT